GAGTTAGGAATGACAGCGATTGCCATTACTGACCACGGTACTTTATCTGGGCATAGGGAACTGCACCGTATTGCAAAAGCAAATGGAATTAAGCCAATACTTGGTGTAGAAGGCTATATGACGACAAGTATGGGAGATAAGAGAGCAAAGGCAGACCGCCCAGACCCTCTTGACCAAAACTATCATCATATAGTCCTTCTTGCTAAGAACCAACAAGGTCTAGAAAACCTTAACAAGATTAATGAGATTGCATGGACAGATGGTTTCTTTAGCAAGCCAAGGTTTGATTTTGAAACACTTGCTAAGTACAAAGAAGGAATTATTGTCACATCCGCATGTCTTAGTGGCTGGATAGCAAAGGCTGTTGAGCTTGGTGAATTAGCAACGGCAAAGAAGCATATACAGTGGTTTAAAAAAGAGTTTGGTGATGATTACTATATTGAAGTAATGCCACACAACCCACCAGAAGTTAATAAAGGAATTATTGAACTTGCCGATGCAGCAAAGGTTAAGATCGTTGTAACACCAGACTGCCATCACTCTGACACAAGTCAAAAAGAAGTTCAGGAGCTAATGCTTCTTCTTAATACTCATGCTAAGTTACAGAAAGATGTAACATACGATAAGTCAAAGAAGCATGAATCATTTATGGATCGTCTTGATTATCTTTATGGCGCAGACCGTATGATGAGTTTTAATAAGTTTGACATTCATCTTCTTTCGTATGAAGAGATGAAGGATGCAATGCTAAAGCAAGGCATTGATCGTGAAGATATGTTTATTTCTACCAATGAAATTGCAGATAAGGTAGAAGGCTATGACATTAAAGAACACCTAGATTTACTTCCAGTTCAATATAAGAAGCCAATGAATGAACTTAAGAAGCTTGCTCTTGAAGGTTTGGCTGAAAGAAAACTAGAAAACAATGAAGAGTATCTTTCAAGACTTGATGAAGAGTTAGAGATTATTGGACAAAAGAATTTTGGACCATACTTCCTAGTAGTACGCAACATGTTAAACTGGGCTAAGAGTGAAGGTATTATGGTTGGTCCTGGTCGTGGATCTGCAGCAGGATCTTTGCTTTGTTATGCACTTGGCATTACAGATATTGATCCAATTAAGCATGGACTGTTGTTCTTTCGTTTTATTAACCCAGACCGTAATGATTTTCCTGATATTGACTCAGACATCCAAGACACTCGTCGTGATGAAGTAAAAGATTATTTGGTTCGTCAGTATCGCCATGTTGCTTCTATTGCCACATTCTTGCAGTTTAAAGATAAGGGTGTTGTGCGAGATGTTGCACGATGCTTAAATATACCTCTTCCAGATGTAAATAAAGTACTTAAGGTGGTTGATACATGGGATGATTATTGTACTTCAAAAAATACATATTGGTTTAGAGAGAAGTATCCAGAGGTAGAGTTTTATGGAGATCAGCTTCGTGGAAGAATTCGTGGTACTGGAATCCATGCAGCAGGAGTTGTAACAAGTAAAGATCCAATCTTTAGATACGCACCATTAGAGACAAGATCAGTAACTGGACAAGATGAAAGAATTCCAGTAGTAGCAGTTGATATGGGTGAGGCTGAAAATATTGGTCTTATTAAGATTGATGCTCTTGGCCTAAAGACTCTTAGCGTTCTTAAAGATTGTATTGATATTATTAAAGACAGAGAAGGAACAAAGATTGACCTTCTCAAGATTGATATGGATGATGCAAACGTATATACAATGTTGTCAGATGGTTACACAAAGGGTGTGTTCCAGTGTGAAGCAGCACCATATACAAACCTTCTAGTCAAGATGCGTGTAAAAAATCTTGCTGAACTAGCAGCTTCAAATGCATTAGTTCGTCCTGGTGCTATGAACACTATTGGTAAATCTTATATTGCTCGTAAGCATGGTCGTGAAAACATTGACTATAAGCACCAAGTTATGAAATCATTTACGGAGGAAACTTATGGTTGTATTCTTTACCAAGAACAAGTTATGCAAGCATGCGTACAGCTTGGCGGTATGTCCATGTCGGAAGCGGACAAAGTTAGAAAGATCATTGGAAAGAAGAAAGATGCTAAAGACTTTGACGAGTTCAAGGATAAATTTGTTAAAGGTGCTTCGCAATACCTTTCGCCAAATGATGCGCTAGACCTATGGCATGACTTTGAGGCTCACGCAGGGTACTCATTTAATAAGTCTCACGCTGTAGCATACTCAACACTTTCATACTGGACAGCGTGGCTAAAGTATCACTATCCACTAGAGTTTATGTTTGCATTACTTAAGAATGAAAAAGATAAAGACGGAAGAACGGAGTATTTAATTGAAGCAAAACGTATGGGTATTGTTGTTAAACTTCCGCATCTTAATGATTCGGAAATTGATTTTAAGATTGAGGGTAAAGGAATTAGATTTGGACTTACGGGTATTAAATATATCTCTGATAAGATTGCAGAAAGATATATTGCAGGCCGTCCGTTCACATCATATAAGCAAGTAGAAGAGTTTACTTTTACAAAGGGCAACGGAGTTAATAGTCGTGCTCTACAGGCAATGAGATGTGTAGGTGCACTTACGTTTCCAGACAATGCAGCAAATCCGCAGGAAGTTAAAGAAAATCTATACGAGTATCTTAATCTTCCTGAGTTCAACACTTCTATTCCACAACATTACTATGCATACATTAATGATATTGAGGAGTATGAAGAGACTGGATCTTTTGTATTGCTTGGTATGGTAAAGTCAATTAAACGAGGAACAGGATGGTCACGAGTTGAAGTTTTGGACAAGACTGGCAGTGTTGGTATATTTGATGAGGAGTCTCCGTCTATTGAGACTGGTCGCACTTATCTTATTCTTGCAAGTGATAATAGGATTGTATCTGCAATACCTGCTGATGAACTAAAGGAATCTAAAAGTTCTTTGGTTAAGTTTTTAAATTATAAGATGTTGCCATACAAAGAAGGGGAACACTTTGTTGTCTCCTTTAAACCAAGAGTGACTAAGGCTGGCAAAAAGATGGCTTCCCTGGTTCTTGCAGATTCAGGAAGAGAGATGCATTCAGTTGTTGTTTTTCCAATGCAGTTTGCAAAAGCTTACATGAAGATTGAAGAAGGCAGTGTGTATAAATTTGATTTTGGAAAGACTAAGGATGGAACTGTTACAATGAATGAGGTAGAAAGTGTTTGATGATTTAGCAATTGCTTTACATGAAGTAGCAGTAAAAAAAGGTTTTTGGCCTGAAGATATTGATGATATTTTTATTGCTAAGCAGTGCATGATGATTGTGTCTGAAGTAACTGAGGTTATGGAGGCTGTGCGTAAGGATAAGGGCGAAGAAGAAATTGCTAAAGAAGTAGCAGATATTTTAATTCGTACACTAGATCTCTATGCAGGAATGGTTGAAGCAGGGTATACTAAGATATCACTAGATTATGCAATGGAAGAAAAGACTAACTTTAATAAAACTAGACCAGAAAAACACGGGGTACGATTTTAATGATAACAGTAGAAGAAGTATTAGCTCAGCTTAGCCCAAAGCTAAGAAAGACCGTCATGGCTGGAGATACTATTCCAGCTACACAATATGCAGCAACCCCTAGCTTCGGTTTAAACCGTGCTCTTAACGGTGGGTTGCCATATGGAAGACAGGTACTGGTCTGGGGCTCAAAGTCATCTGCAAAGTCCTCTCTATGCCTTCAAATGATAGGTCTAGCACAGAAGGAAGGAAAGGTCTGTGCATGGATTGATGCTGAAATGTCCTATGATAAGAAATGGGCAGAAAGCCTTGGCGTTAATTCATCTAAGCTTATTGTTTCACAATGCCGTACAATAAATGAAATGGTTGATGTTGGTACTAACCTAATGCAGGCTGGAGTTGATATAATAGTTATTGACTCTATCACTTCATTGTTACCAGCAATATATTTTGAAAAGGATTCAGATGAACTTAAGCAACTTGAAAATACCAAGCAAATTGGAGCGGAATCTAGAGACTTTAGCAATGCATGGAAGATGCTTAACTACGCTAATAATAAAGTTAAGCCTACTATGCTTGTGCTTATTAGCCAGTCTCGCAATAATATTAGTGCTATGTATACTAGCCAGCAGCCTACTGGTGGTCAGGCTACTAAGTTTTATTCCTCAACAGTTATTAAATTATTTTCGTCAGAGTCAGACAATCAAGCAATTAAAGGTAAGATTCATGTTGGAGATAAACTTATTGAAGAAAAGGTTGGTCGCAAAATTCGTTGGGAACTCCAGTTCTCTAAGACTTCTCCTGGCTTTCAGTCTGGCGAGTACGACTTTTATTTCAGGGGAGATAATGTGGGTATTGATAGCATTGGCGACCTTGTTGATACGGCTGAAATGATGGGTATTGTTGAACGCACAGGGGCATGGTATGTACTACCTGATGGCACAAAGGTTCAAGGCAGGGAAGGTTTTGTTAATAGAGTTAGAGAAGATTTAGATCTACAAGACTCTATTAAGAATAAAATACTAAATGTCTGAAAAGTTTAAGATTTTTCCAGGAAAGTTTGCTTGTCAAAAATGTAATGAAGAGGTCAGCTCTCTAAGGCTATGGCTAGAGAGTGCAGATGTAACATGGATGTGTAATCAAAAACATATATCAAGGGTGCAACTTATAATAACAAGGAAAGACTATGAGCGAAAGATCTGAAAGCAAAAGAATTGGTGCCAAGCAGCATAAAAATTCTGGACGCAATACTCATAAGGGTGATGCTACTTGGAAAAACTTTACAGTAGATTTTAAGGAGTGCTCAAAGTCTTTTACTTTAAATAAAGATGTTTGGGCAAAAGCAGTAACAGATGCTATTAGAAACGGAAATGATCCTGCCATACTTCTAGTCCTTGGTGACGGAAATTCAAAGGTACGATTAATGATAACTGAATTTGAAATAATGGAACAACTAATAGGAGAAGAAGATGAGTGAACAAACAACGCTAGATATGGTTAATGGTCTGTCTGAAATAGCAGACTATATGCAAGATGAAGAGCTAACGCAAGCTTTGACTTTTATAGCCAAGGTAATTATTAAACCAGATATTCCAGCACAGGTAGCTAGTATTGAGATTGTAAGACTACAAGCAATTGCTGCAAAGATGGCGTTTAAAGCTACTTGGATGGCAAATGTTGATAAAAATGACAGAGCAAAGAAGAATATTTATTACACAGCAGCAGAATCAATAAACAATTTAGTCTCAGCACTCAAATATATCATGCGCTAACATGCTATACTTATATAAAGAAAAGAGATAACATGACAAAAAATTTACTAAAGCAAATCATGATAAAAGAAGTTGAGTCGCCAGCAGCAATTGATGCTAGAGAGCTTGTAAAGGCTATTGAAGCAGGATATCTTGTAGGGCGTGAGCCTAAGCATACACAGAAGAAAACCTTTGGTCCTTCTACTATTGCCTATGGTCATGGAGAATGTCCAAGATATTGGTACCTTGCATTTGAAGGAGCAGTATTTGAGGATAATGCTGACCCATATGCTGTTGCAAACATGAGCAATGGAACGCTAGCTCATGGAAGAATTGAGGAAGCATTTAAGAATTCTGGAATTTCTATTGATTCAGAGTTTAAGATTTTTAATGATGATCCTCCAATTTTTGGTTATGTAGATAACTTTATTAATTGGAAGGGTGAAGAAGTAGTTGTTGAAGTAAAGACAACCAACAACGAAGTCTTTGAATATCGTAAGCGTACAGGTAAACCTAAGATGGGACATGTTGTACAGATACTTATCTATATGAAGATTCTTAAGAAGGCTAAGGGTGTTCTTATTTATGAGAATAAGAATAACCATGAACTTCTTGTTATTCCAGTAGAAGTAAATGATCATTATCGTAAATGGATTGATGAAGCTTTTGAATGGATGAGAGTCGTTCGTAAGTCTTGGGAAGTTAAAGAGCTTCCAACAAAGAACTATAGATCAAATTCTAAGATTTGTAAAAACTGTCCAATTAGAAAAGCATGTGACGAAGCAGGAGCAGGTGTTGTTAAGATAGCATCCCTGGAGGAACTGAGTGAAGCTTTGTAGTAGATGTGACATTAGGTTTAGCCCAAAGGTTAGTTATCAGATTTACTGTAGCCATGAGTGCAGAGACCTTGCTACAAGAGATAAGATTCAGGAAAGATACCAGATAACTCGTAGACAAAAAAGAAAGGGGAAGGACCGTAGATGCTTAGGTGGATGCGGGACTTCTCTTTCTATATATAACGACTCTGGATTTTGTGCAAATTGCAATGTAAGTGAAAAAGCAGTAAATAAAATGTTAAAAGAATTGAAAGGGTTTATTGAGTATGAGCAAGAATAAGTGGGGTATTGAATCAATGCCAAAAACTATCTGCGCTATTGATGCTAGTACAAATAGTCTTGCCTTTGCTTTATTTGACACTCAAGAAAAAACACTGAGTGCAGCAGGAAAAATAAACTTTGAAGGAAAGAATACATATGAAAAGATAATGGATGCCTGTAAAAAAACAAAGGCATTCTTTGATCACTATGGTGGGTTTGAGGCTATTGTTATTGAGCACACAGTGTTTATGAATTCCCCAAAAGTGGCTGCCGACCTAGCGCTTGTTCAAGGAGCACTGCTAGGTGCTGCTGGTTTAACTGGCACAAAAGTTATAGGCACAGTGGCCCCAATTACTTGGCAAATATTTATAGGCAATGGAAAACTAACTAAAGATGAAAAGTTTTTTATAAGATCAAAAAATGCAGGGAAATCAGAAGCTTGGCACAAAGCAAATGAAAGAGAAATTAGAAAGCAAAAGACTATTAGATTTATTAATTTGCAATATGATAAAAATATAACAGACAATGACGTTGCAGATGCAGTTGGTATTGGGCATTGGGCATTAAAAAATTGGGGAAAGGCTATAGGTACGGCATGATGGAGAGAGATCCTTTTAGATTTAAGGAAGAAGAGCAAGACGTTATATTAACAGTCAGGACTCTTGCTCCTACAAAATGGATGCTTTTAGATAAAGAAACTGGTCAAATTTACCAAGGTAGTGCAAAGGGGCACTGGGACAGACTTGAACCAATAATTAAAGAATATAAGGAGAATAAATAATGCCAGAGTTAAATGCTAACATACCACCGATAAATTGTTATGTAAGGGGAAACTATTTAAGAAATCATCAAGATAGCCACGATAAATACTTTGAATGTGTCGTGTTTGGTGTTTCAAGCTTAAAGTCTAGAAGCCCACTCTTTCATATTATGATGCCAGATGGTGGACTGTGGTGGAGACTTCCAATTTCTGCTTTTTGTACAGAGCCAGGGATACCTGAAGTTGATCTACACAATTTGGTTTTGTGGAATTCTTTTAGTCATCACGTTGCTGTAACTCAATTTGAAAACTTAACCAATCTTAGAATGTCCTATATAGATAGAACAAAAACAATGCACAAAGGGACATACCTATTTACTTTAGATTGGCATAACCCAGACACGAATGTCTTAGATGACGGATACTCTGAAAGTCCTGCAGACCATAAGTGTGGCCATGTTATTCAAAGAGATGATGGCAATTTTGCAATTCAGCCTAATAATAGAGTCAGGGTATACGAGCCATCCTTTACCCTTGAAAAAGAATATCTAATTGATAGGATAATTAATGAAAGAAAATACGATGTTGAAAATCAAGATAAATGGATTATGGAAAACTCTGATAGATTTAACTATGATATTGACGAAAACAAGTTTGACAATTAATACTATGGGTGCTAAACTATATACCTCAGAGGTTTTTATGCGTAAGAGATATCTTATGGATAAGAAGACTCCAGAAGAGATTGCTAAGGAGTGCGAAGCCAGTGTTGAAACTATATACGTATACCTTGCTAAATTTGGATTAAGGAAATCAAAGCGATGAGTAAAATACAAAAGATAATGCTAGGAATAGGCATTGCGGGAGCCGTTGGCATTACATATGTTGTCACAGCTTTAAGAGGGATGCCAGAAGTATTTGATTGGGAAGAAGATGAGTATGAGTAATAACTTAACAATCACAGTTGACCAAGTAAATCATCCAAAGCATTACACATCAGACCCCTCTGGAGTTGAGTGTATTCAGATTACTCGTTATCGTAATTTTAATATTGGAAATGCATTTAAATATTTATGGAGAGCTGGAATCAAAGATGAATCCAAAACTATTCAGGATCTTGAAAAGGCAATATTTTATATTAAAGATGAAATAAATAGACTAGAGGGCAAGTACAATGTCAACTGAAGAAGATTTAGTAAAGCATCTTGATCAAATAAACAATGTTGTTGGTGAATACCTAAAGGGTAATGACCCAACAGTAATTTCAAAAGAATTAGATATTCCACGCACACGTGTTGTTTCACTTATTAATGAGTGGAAAACAATGGCATCTGATAATGCTGCGATACGTGCTCGTGCAAAAGAAGCACTCGTTGGGGCTGACACACATTATAGCAAGCTTATATCAAAAGCTTATGAAGTTATTGACGAAGCTTCAATGGTTAATAACCTTAGCGCAAAGACTGCTGCTATTAAACTTGTTATGGATATAGAGTCTAAGCGCATTGACATGCTACAAAAGGCTGGCCTTCTTGAAAACAAAGAGCTTGCAGAAGAGATGGTTGAGATTGAGCGTAGACAAGAAGTTCTTGTTGGAATACTTAGAGATATTGCATCAGAGCACCCAGATATCAGAGATCTTATTATGCAAAGACTATCTTCTATTGCAAGAGAAGGAGAAGTGATTACAGTTGTCCACGACGTTCAATGATTTTTTGGAAGTTTTAAAAGAAAATCATTTTGTTGAGAAGCCTGTTGATGCAAAGACATTTGTTGAGTCTCCAGACTATCTTGGGCAACCACCTTTATCTGATATTCAATATACAATTGTAGAAGCCATGAGCCAGATTTATCGTAAAGAAGATGTTATTGATATAATGGGTGACGCAGGGGAAGAGTACTATAAAAAATATACAAAGAATGAGCTTATCCTGCAACTTGGCAAGGGATCTGGAAAAGACTTCGTATCAACAGTATCGTGTGCATATGTAGTATATAAAATGTTATGTCTTAAAGATCCTGCAATCTATTATGGAAAGCCTGCAGGAGATGCCATTGATATTATTAACGTTGCAGTCAATGCTCAACAGGCAAAAAATGTTTTCTTTAAAGGTTTTAAATCAAAGATTGAAAGATCACCGTGGTTTGCAGGAAAGTATAATCCAAAAGCAGACTCAATTGAGTTTGATAAATCAATCACTGTTTATTCTGGTCACTCTGAGCGTGAGTCACATGAAGGTTTGAACCTGTTCATGGCTGTTCTTGATGAAATTTCTGGTTTTGCATCAGAGGTAGCAACAGGAAATGAACAGGGTAAGACTGCTGATAATATCTATAAAGCTTTTCGTGGTACTGTAGATTCTCGTTTCCCTGATCTTGGGAAGGTTGTTCTTCTTTCATTCCCTCGTTATCCAGGTGACTTTATTTCTCAACGGTATGATTCAGTAATCGCCGACAAAGAGGTAATAGAAAAAACACACAAATTTATTATTAATGAAGATCTACCACATGATAATCCAGACAACAATTTTGAAATATCATGGGATGAAGATAATATCCTTTCATATAAAATTCCTAAGATATTTGCACTAAAGCGTCCAACCTGGGATGTAAATCCTACACGTAAAATTGATGACTTCAAGATTGCATTCTTAACAGACCTAGGAGATGCAATGATGCGTTTTCTTTGCACACCAACATATTCCTCCGATGCCTTTTTTAAACAAAAAGATAAACTGATTAGCTGTATGACATTAACAAATCCAGTTGATAGCTTTAGAAGGTTTGCAGAAAACTTTAAACCAGACCCAGATAAAATTTATTATGTTCATGCTGACCTTGCACAAAAGCACGATAAGTGTGCGGTAGCAATTGCTCACGTAGATAAGTGGGTAAATATCCAGGTAATTAAAGACTATGAACAGGTAGCACCTATCGTAATAGTAGATGCAGTAGCATGGTGGGAACCAAGATCAGAAGGACCAGTTGATCTATCTCAGGTTAAGCAGTGGATTCAAAACCTTAGAAGACAAGGGTTTAATATAGGAATGGTTTCTTTTGACCGTTGGCAATCATTTGATATTCAGCAAGAGCTTAAAGCAGTAGGAATAAGAACTGATACTGTTTCTGTTGCAAAAAAACACTACGAAGATTTAGCAATGATGATCTATGAAGAGCGAGTTGCTATGCCAATGATTCCATTACTCTTGGAAGAAATGTCAGAGTTAAAGATTATGAAGGGTAATCGTGTTGATCACCCTAGAAAGAAATCTAAAGACTTGGCAGATGCTGTTTGTGGTGCTGTTTTTGGTGCCATCTCTCATACCCCAAAGGATATAGATATTGAAATAGAGATCCATACCTGGGGATCAAGTGAGAAATTTGCCAGACAGCAGAGAGCTATGGTAGAATTGGAAGACAGGCAAATGCCTGAAGATGTCAAGGATTTTCTTGACAATTTGAAACTAATATAATAAGGAGAAATAAGTGAATTCATTTAAGAAAATCGCTTTGGGACTAGCTGCAGCAATGTCCTTTGGCGTACTATCAGCACTTCCGACAAGTGCTGCTGTAAACGCACCAACTCTAACGATTGATTCAGCAACAGATGCTGTGACAACTGGCGAGTCTGCTACAGCAGTAGTAACATTGTCGTTTATTTCAGAAACATCAGCA